GAGGTTGCAGCTGTTGAAGTGGATGATATTTGCAAGGCTAACTTTAACAATGACACAGGCTTTCAGACAACCTATTTCCGGATCACCGAAAAGCTGGATAATGGTTCTTTTAAATATGTTCTCCGCAGCGGATATACTTACCATCCTCAAAAGGCGATGCACTTTGTTTGCTACGGTAACTTTACCAATGCGGAACGCCAGAAGTCCAGCTATTCCACGCAGAATTATATCCGCTTCCTTAAGGGTGTAAATAACTGGGAGATCACAAAGGATATGATTGCCATGCAGTTGGGAGATTTGTCTAACCTGAAACTGTTTGGAATGGATATGACTGGGCATAGTGCATATCTTAACAGAATCTACATGACCGGTACGATCAAGCAGATTTCAAATGACGGTGTGACGGAAGTACCGGTTCCGGCTTTTAAGGGTGAATGGAAATCCGGAACGTATTGGTATTATGACGAAGTAACCCACAACGGAAGCACATGGATTTGCATTGAATCTACGACTACGCAAGAACCGTCAGATTCTTCTACTGATTGGTTGAAGGTTATTTCTAAAGGGGAAGATGGAGCTTCAGGAAAAGGAGTAAAAAGTATCGTAGAGCAATATTATTTATCCACTTCTCAAACATCACTAACAGGGGGAAGTTGGAGTACGACACCCCCAACTTGGGAAAAAGGCAAATACATCTGGACACGTTCGGTTATTACTTATACTGACGATTCAACGACTACTACTGATCCAATTAGCGTAACCGGTGGAGCTGGTGAAAATGGTATTGGTGTTAAATCGGTTGATGTTTTCTATTATCTTTCCTCCTCTTCTAGCGAGTTAATCGGTGGTGAATGGAGCACTAATGCACCTACTTGGGTTAATGGAATGTATATGTGGAGTAAGACAAAAACTACATATACAGACGGCACCTTTGTAGAAAGCAAACCTGTTTGTATAACAGGATCACAAGGTATACCCGGAAAAGATGGTGTTGATGGTAAGACATCTTACTTCCATATTAAGTATTCGCCTGTAGAAAATCCGACTGCTTCTCAAATGACCGATACTCCTAATAAGTATATTGGTACTTATGTTGACTTTGTCCAAGCAAGCAGTAACGACCCTTCTAAATATACATGGGCACTCTTTAAAGGAGATGATGGCATCCCTGGCACAAACGGAGAAAATGGACAAACCAGCTACCTTCACATCAAATACTCTGATGACGGAAAAACCTTCACCGCTAATAATGGTGAGACCCCCGGTGTATACATGGGTGTATACGTAGATTTTATACAGGCAGATAGTAGTGTATTCTCTGATTATACTTGGTCAAAGATTAAAGGGGAAGATGGGCAAGATGGACAGGATGGAAAAGACGGTAAAGGTGTACGGATTGTCGATGTACTTTATTACCTCTCTACTTCCTCTAGCTCCCTTGTTGGTGGATCATGGTTAACAACACCTCCTGCGTGGGTTAACGGAAAATATATGTGGAGCAAGACCAAGGTCACATATACTGATAATACCACTAGTGAAACAAGTCCTGTTTGTATTACCGGTTCTAAAGGTTCTGACGGAACAAATGGAAGTGACGGAGAAGACGGAAGAGGGATATCAAGCATTATTGAACAATACTACCTCTCTACTTCCTCTAATTCCTTAGTTGGTGGCTCTTGGAGCACAACGCCTCCGGCATGGGAAAATGGGAAATATATTTGGACTAGATCAGTAATAACATATACAGACAGCACATCAACAACCACTAACCCTATCTGCTCTACCGGTTCCACGGGTGAAACTGGGATCGGAGTCAAGAGTGTTGCCGAACAATATTACCTGTCTACATCATACAGCACGCCTACCGGTGGATCGTGGCAGACTTCTGTTCCGGCATGGCAAGACGGCAAATACATCTGGACACGTGTAGTTATCACCTACACTAACAATACATATACAGAGACAGATCCGGTATGTGTAACAGGTGGAAAGGGACCAAGCGGAAACGATGGCGTAGGGATAAGTGCCGTTGATGTTTTGTTTTACCTTTCAACCTCTTCTTCATCATTGGAAGGTGGATCATGGTCTACCACGTCTCCCAAATGGGAGGATGGTAAGTACCTATGGACTAAAACAAAGGTAACTTATACGAATGGTTCGACATGGGAAAGCGATCCGGCTTGCATCACTGGAAGCCAAGGAAAAACAGGGTTGCCCGGTGCAATGCTCCGTCCCCGTGGAGTATGGAAAGCCAATACCGAGTATTATAACAATGAGACATTCATAGATACAGTAATCTATGACGGTCAGAACAAACTTTGTAAGATCACGCATACGTCTACTTCCTCTTTTGACTCAACGAAGTGGGAAGAGTTCAGCGAGTTCGAGAACATAGCAACAAACGTCCTTCTTGCGCAAAATGCGACGATTGATGTTTTAGGCTCTTCTGGGATATTCGTGGGAAACTTAGATAAAACAAAGGGCTGGATAATGACCGAAGGCTCTATTAAGCATAATGTTACAGGTGTCGAGCTAACATCTGACGGTAAAATATCTCTTCCAGAAACAGGTGGAATAAACGTAGGCGGAAAGACTTTCATAGAAGCCGGCAAGATAAAGACAGAGTTTATTGATGTTGATACTCTTCAAGTAACCCATCTTAAAGGTGCGATTGGGTCATTCGAGAAACTAACAGCAGGTGATGGATCAATAACTTTCGGGGATTCTTCTGAAGGTCCTTCATCTGCTTTAAACATAGATTTTTCAAAAACTTGGTTTGGAGGTGATTTATACCATCAAGGGTATATTGAAGAGTCTGACGGAACAAAAAGAAGTCTTAGGTTCTATTCCTCTGACATCTGGTGTCGTGGCGAATTCGGGCATCGAACGATGACTCATCTCTCTTTTGAATCATCTTCGACTAGTGATTTCTTTGCACATATATATAACTATGGAACAGACACTACATATCATAAATATGCAGAATCAGGTCAGCCAATTGATTGTATATCTCTAGGTGGAACAGGGAATTATGTACTATATGTTTGTGACTCTCCACAACGCAAGATGCTAACTATTATGAATACATCCGGATATCCAAAAAGAATTATGGTAACGTTTCAAGATTCAGCAGTTTTCACTCTTGAGCCATACAGGTTTAAGATTTTCATAACAGCAGAAATAAATACTGATAAAATAAATCCAAACCGGGCAAATAATTTACGTATCATGCAATAATTATGAAAATAGATTTCAGAAAAATAGAATTAACCGATCTCGAAGGGAACAAGAGTACCGTCGATGTATCTAAAGCATTCGGAAATGCGATTTATCAAAATACAGGTGATCTTGGAGAATTTAATCTTGCTCAAGATATATACCGGAAAGGAGAGGTTGATATATCCCCTGAACAAGCTAAATCTCTAAAAAAGTATACGCAGTTATTTACTCGTGTCATTGATCGAATAGCTGTCAGCAATGCTCTATCACAAGAAGAATAAATAAGTTGAAAACAATGGTAGCAAAAGGAACAATCATAAAATTAGCAGTATCTATTGAACTACCTTCGGGCTTGACAATGGATGACATAGATTTCGAATGCAAGTTCTCTGTAACTCTCAATTCCCAGACGATCAAGAAGTCGGAAATGGTACGTAATGATGAGAACAGCTACACTTGTTTCCTTGATACCAACATCATAGGGAGGGGAGAAATTTGGATAGAAACCACGGCTTATCTCCCTGACACGGATTATGAAGGAGGAATAAGACCGGAGGTAGACAAGTCGGCAACCGGAATAAGAATCGTGTAATATGGGATGCATACGGGTTAACATAGAAGCCTCGAAAGGAATAAAGGTGAGCACATCTCCTTTGTCTGGGATAAATATCTCTGTAAATCCCAGCCATTCAATTAAAGTGTCGGTAGGGGTTGTCTGTGATGTTGGCAAAGATGCTTATTTGAGAGTAGAGCCTGATTACATCTGGCTGATGCCCTCCAATAACTTTGAAGATAACGTAGATGTATTGTCAAATGTGGTATGGACCACAGCAACAAAAGAATAAAATTTTATTGTTTAATTACTTAATGATTTGAATTATGGCAAAGCCTAGTTGGTTAAATTTAAACCCTTCAACTGGAAGCGGAAATGGGACAATTGCAAACAGTGCAAGTGCTCATACAGGTCGTACAGCTAGAACCGGTACGGTGACAATAACGGGTGTCGGAGTATCTACTCCTGCAACTTATAAAGTAACTCAAACTCCTAAATCCGAGTTTGCATCTTTTGATAACGGAGCGGAAATGTCAGCGCCCAAAGCTGCCGGAACCGTCACCGTTGAAGGTAAGACTAATTCTCAAAAGCTGACCTTTGCATGGGCGGGTAGCGTATCAGATGTTACCATTCCAGCGAAATATAGTGCGAATGGAACACAGACAGATAATGCGGCTAGCATCACAGGTGACCCAGGTGCTACAGCAGAATTTCCATTCTCCATAGAACTTGAGTTTCCGGCAAATGAAACCATTGAAGAAATTGTAAGAACATTAAAAGTAACCGCAAACGGTGGTCAGGCTGTACAGATTGCAATCAAACAAGCAGCAGGAGACGCAAAACTATCCGTTTCCCCAACAGAAATTACAATTCCTCAAAACGGTTCAGCTGTTTCCGTTACTGTTACGTCTAACACTTCTTGGACTGCCGCATAATGGATATACTTGTACCTTGGAAGGAAGGAGAAGGAAGCATTGTCATTACGCCCGGCCCTAATGGAGCCGCAAGCGTAATGAGCGATGTTGCCAATGAAGGACTGGACAGGCAACAAACTGTCGTGTTTTCGACTACTAAGGGCAATAATCAGGTTTCCGTTTCTACTACGGTATCTCAAGAAGGGAAAAGACAGGCATTTGCAGTGACCGAAGGACGGTTTCTACTGTCTGACGGTAGTACGTTTAACGTTATAAAGAGTAAGTTCTATGAGTGATTATAACAGTCAATATTCGGGAGCTAGGATTGAAGAACTATTGGCAATGATACCTAACTTGGCTAAAGCTGATCTATCTAACGCAATGACAGTAAATCTCAATCAGAACGGTTATGCCAAGTTCAATAATGGATTGCTTGTACAATGGGGAAGAGTTGGAGGTTCGTCTACAGCTTCGTATAGTGTGACAATGCCTACATCTTTTTATAATACTGAATATAGAATATTTGCAACTGTATACAAACCTAGCAGTGACTCTGCGATATATTCAGCTTCTCCTTTAGCAACAAATAAGACCGTTAGTAGATTCTATTTAAATAGAAATTATGCAAGTGGTGGTACTACTGGATTATCGCAAGAATCATGGGATTGGATGGCAATTGGTAGATGGAAATAAGGAGAAAATGTTATGGGAAAAATGTATTGGAAAGAAGGGTTTTACGATGAGCCACAAGAAGGAGCAATAGAAATATCGGTGGAGTACTGGCAGGAATTGCTTGACGGTCAATCATCCGGAAAAGAAATCAAGGAGAACGAAAGCGGTTACCCAGTATTGGTTGAGCATGAGTACACTATTGATGAATTGAAAGAGATGAAGATCGCAGAGATCAATGCTTACGACAAGTCGGATGCTGTAAACTCCTTGACGCTGGACGGAAAACAAATATGGCTGGATAAAGACACCCGTGTAGGATTAGTCAACTCAATAAACATAGAAAAAGAAGCGGGCCGGGTATATACTACTTTGTGGTACAATGCGGAGAAGTATGTAATTCCCGTAAATGACGCTTTAAATATGCTTGACCAATTAGAATTGTATGCTCTTGATTGCTACAATACTACACAGGCTCATATTGCAGCCGTGAAAAATTTGTTTAGCAAAGAAGAGGTTAATTCCTATAATTATAAAACCGGTTATCCGGAGAAACTCAATTTTGTATTATAAACTATAAACAGATAAAGCTATGATTCTACTAGTATTAATGTCGTTCATCCTCATTGCCGGTTACGTTTTTGCAATGATAAAGAAAATGAAGGAAATCCCGTATTCTATCAGTGACACCTACTATGCCCTGACGCATAAGTTTTGGTTCGGTTTGTGCATGATCGGCTCCGGTGCATTGCTTCTTCCGGCAGCATTTGAAGCAAGCACGGAAAACAGCTGGTTTCTTGTATTCCTTTCGGTTGTCGGGATGGCTATACTTGGTGTATCTCCTAATTTCAAAGGAAGCCAGAAAACCGCCCATTGTATCGGTGCCGCCATGTCGTTGATCTTCTCCC